ACCAAAAGTAACTGTAAAAGCTACTAAAGTTATTGTTAAGCCTAAAACACAAGAACCAACTTATAAAAATTTAAGAATGGGTGTTAATTTGGAAAAAAGAGAAATGACAGGCGAAAATAGAAACGACATAAAACCTAATAAAAGAGATAGTATGGCTTATAAATCTGGTTATAATATGGGTTTAGGTGGTAGCAAAGGCGGTCTTAACGAAAGTCCTGTTGTAAGAATGGGTAGGTATGAAGGACAAAATGTTAAACGAAAGCCTGCTGCTGTAATAGTAAAAAAATTAGTTAAAATAAAACCTAAAAAATAATAATCATGAAACATTCAATGAATCCAAAGATGGTTATGAAGAAAACCGTAGTGATAACAGCCAAACCAAAGCTAACACCATCAGAAAGAGCTGCTAAACAAGGATTAAAAGCAAAAGTAAAATCAGCTTTTAAGTCTGAAGTTTCTAAAGCAAAGATGGGCGATGTTAAGATGCCTAAGAAAATGGTTAGAGGTATGGTTAAAGACGAAAGAAAAAACTTTAGGGCAGCCAAAAAAGAAATTAGGGGTTACACAGATTACGGAATGTAATAATTTAATTAAAGCAATATGAAAAACTCAACGAAGAAAACAGTAAAGGTTATGCCTGCAAAGAAAGGTAAAGGTAAAAAATCATTCCCTGATATGAATAAAGATGGCAAAATAACTAAAGCCGATATTCTTATGGGGCGTGGCGTGATTGCTAAAAAGTAAATGTAAGACAACTGCGTCAAGAAGTAAATGAATTTAAACCTCAACATACCTTCTTTCAAATGTTTATTGAGAGTATCTCACCTTACTAAAAAAGATGCCGACAAAGATACGTACCACAATGCGTATGCTTTCGGTATTCAGTCTATAACAGGAAAGATACTTACGTTCCACGTAATGACCGATTACGGTATGCTACGTAGCAGAGTGCCGATTAGTGAGTTGTTTTTAAAAGAGCCATCAGAAGACATACCATCTCATTTTAAGCAGTTATGGGATTGTTTTTCAGAAAATACAACGATTACAAAGTTTGAGTATCTTAATACAAAGAGATGCCAAGTGGTTTTAAAAGATGGAACTAAAGTATGGGCTACGTATATGTTTACTGTTGATTGGTTTAACAACCCCTATTCAGATGAAGCAAGTGATTACAAGTGTGGCCACGTTCTTATAGCCGATGAAGGTTATTTACTGTGCCAACCGAACAACAGAATATTTTGGAGAGATAGTAACTGGGTTACACAAGGATTTCCATTAGATGTAAAACACATAAAGGTAGATACCAAACTTGAATCTGTTGAATCCTATTCAGACAGATGGGTAAGCGAAGATACCGATTCATTTTATTACAATATTAATAAACAAGACAATGGCAAAGACACCAGCATGGACAAGAAAAGAGGGTAAAGACCCGAAAGGTGGCTTGAATAAAGCTGGCATAGCGTCTTATCGCAAGGCTAACCCAGGCAGTAAGCTTAAAATGGCTGTTACCACACCTCCATCTAAACTAAAAGCAGGTAGCAAGGATGCTAATCGAAGAAAAAGCTTCTGTGCGAGAATGTCAGGAGTCAAAGGTCCTGCTACCAAACCAAATGGCGAGCCTACAAGAAAAACATTAGCACTAAGAAAATGGAACTGTTAACACACACTAAACAATGCAAAAGAGAAACCTTGCAATCATCAACCTATCAGACCCCAATAGCCCTAAGTTAGACTTCCTTTCAAAAAAATCTTTTACTGAAGACCTAAAAGACTTTAAAGACAAAGATAGGGTATGGATAGTTGTAGAAACTTACTACCATAAGAGAAGCCTAAAGCAAAACAATCTGCTTCATTTATATTTATCAGAGATAGCCAAAGAAACAGGTGCGCAACTAGAGCAAATTAAAGACGCTCTAAAGAAGAAATTTCTTACTGTGCCACTTACTACCAACGATGGGGAGATAATGGCTGACAAGTCATCTGGTGAAGTCCTAGAGCGTGTTAAAAGAACATCAGAACTAACGGTTGTAGAATTTATGGAGTTTACAGAGAATGTACGGTTGTGGGCAATGGACTTTTTAGGATTGTATTTATCTTTACCAGAAGAACAGGTTGAATTAAATTTAAAAAATCATAATTAATAATTATTTATATATTTGTGTGTCTATTAGGGGTTCTCATTCCCTTGTTAGTGTGTTTTCATAGAGTAGCTTGGTAGTGCGAGCTTCTCAATTAACCCAGAGTTTTTCTCCAATTTCTCTGGGTTTTTTTATTTTAAAATAAATTTGACATTGTGTAAAATTGTATTTACATTTGGCCTATGGAAACAGAAGAAAAACAATTAAATGCTTATAGTATATCAAATCTGATTACTATATCGGATTATGCCAAACTACGTGGCGTAACAAGACAAACAATTTATAATTGGATTGCAGAAAAAAACATTAAGACAGTTGATTTATTAGGCAAACAGTACATTGATAAGTCTACTGCAAGTAAGTAAGTCTTTTTTTGGCAATAAACATTTTACACTTTTTAAAATAATTAATTTAATGGCATATAGATACTCTGATACCCTTAAATGGCAAGATGAATGGTTTGTAGACCTTACAAGCATTGAAAAACTACTATTTCTTTACCTATACGACAACTGTGATATAGCAGGATTTTTTGAATTGTCTTACCGTAAAATATCCTTTGATTTAGGTTGTAAAGAAGCAGAAATTAAAGGGGCTTTAAAGGGGCTTGGAAAGGGCATAATAATTAACGATGATGAAAAATGTTTACTTGTAAAAAACTTTATTAAACATCAAAAAAATCTTCCAATTAACCCTGATAATAAAGCTCATTTAGGAATTTTAAAAAGAGCAATAATTTATTTACCAAAATTCAATAATATAACTTTAGACTATCAAGAAGGGTATTTATACATAGGGGCTTCAAAGCCCCTTCCAAGGGGCACTGGTATAGCTATAGATATAGTATATAGTATAGAAGAGCGAGAAAAAAAATTTAAAGAGAGTTTGTATCCATTTACTAAGTACGATAAGAACCCTGATGGAATATACCCAAAAGAGTTAATAAAAGATTTTTATGAATATTGGACAGAGAAGAATAAAACAAAATCAAAAATGAGATTTGAAATGCAAAATACTTGGGAGTTAAATAAAAGATTGGTTACATGGTCAAATAATATTATTTCAAAAAATAAAGAAAAACAAAATTTAAATTATTCTCAATCTTCAAAAGTATCAGCAAACTAACATGATAAAGAAATACACACACATACAGAAAAGCTTAGATGAACTTCGTGAGATAGGAGTTCCAAGAGGTGAGAACACAGGATTTAAAAAACTTGATGACCTGTACAGCTTAAAGCAAGGTTCATTCACATTTATCCTTGCTCCACCACATCATGGCAAATCAGAGTTTTGTTTTGAGCTTGTAATCAATCAAGCAATCAAGTTTGGTAAAAAATCTTTAATCTATTCTCCCGAAACAGGAAGCGTAGAAGATATTTACTCTGAACTAATCCACAAGCTTACAGGAAAACCTTTCTACAAATCAATTAACGACCACGTAGATGACAGAAAGTATTACGAAGCAATAAATTACATTGATGAATACTTCTCAATCGTTGATGGCGATGAAAAAAGTTATAGCTTTAAGGATTTAACGGAATTGATAACAGATGAAAAAATAATTATGTCTGACCCATACAATGAGTTAATTCACGATATGACAGAGTTTGGTACAAGGCAAGATTTGTATATCGAAAGGCTTTGTAGTGAAATTCGTAGGTACTGCAAGAAAAATAAAAAGCATTGTTTGCAGACTTTACACCCAGCGCATCAGCAAATTGTAGTTGAGAAAGGATTTAGGTACTATCCGATGCCTATGGCTAGAGAAGCAGCAGGAGGGCAGGCATTGTTACGCAAGGCAATGACATGGATAAATCTTTGGAGGCCACCAATCGGATTAAATGACGAAGATGGTCAGCCGTACAGAGAAAACGAAGTTGTGGTGAACATTGAGAAAGCTAAACCAAAGGGAGTATCGACAAGGGGAACAATAAGACTATTCTTTGATTGGAAGAAAAACAGATATTACGAAGAAGGAGATTACAAAGACCTTTACGCATTTGAACACGAAACTGCAAAAAAAGGAACAGACTTTAGAGAACCATTAGCAACAATAAAATTAACAGATGATGAAGTCCCATTTTAATTATGAACAACGAAACATATTACAGAGAGTTATCAGAAATGTATGCTTTTAAAAACGAAGCTGAATTAAAGCCATACAATGAATTATTATTAGCCAAAGGTGTACTGTATAAGATGGAGGATGAACTCTTGTCTTATGGCTTAAAAAGTGGCAACAGAGAGAAAATTAAAGACGCTAAGGATAGACTAAATATTTTATTTCAATTTATTGAATCAATCTCATCGGTTTTATCTGAAAATACACAACTTAGAATCTTACTTAAAGATAGTATGGTTCAGAGGTCTAACTTAGAAGATTTATTAATTTCTATGGACAAACAGAATAAATTTGCAGATGAAAATAATTGAGGATAAAACACTAGTTTTTTGCTGGAACATACTTGACAAAATAGAATTAGGTCAAAAGATATTAATTTCACAACACGCACCTAAAAAGCCTGATTTGTTTATTGAGTGCGCTAAAAAATATGCAGACTGTTACGGTACTATTTTGTTTTCAGATGATTATCAAGAGATTAAAAAAGTAAACACTTTTAAACAAATTAAAAATTTATTTGCAAAATTGAAAAACAATAGTGTAATTTTATCATTAAAATGAGCGCAACTATTTTTTAATGGCAACAATAAAGCAACAATCAAAACTAATTATCGAACATCCTTTTTTTGAAGATTGCCTTAAAAAAGCAAACGCTGGTGATTTTAGTGGTTTTGAAAGATTGTTTTTAGAAATACAAGCCCACGTTTGGGAGAAGGTAGCCTTAGACGCTTCAAGAGTTTACGGATATTACCGAAGAGCAAATAGCTGCGATATAAAAAAAGAGATAAGGGATATGCCTCCTCCCGTTTCGTTAGACATAAGACTTCCATTCATTAAGGAAAACTTAATTACTAAAACAGTAAAGATTAAAAAAATAACCAGAAATAACACTAACCAGTTATTAATGTTTGAAATAAAAAAAACCGTAGTCCGCTGATACGGTTTTTTTTATTGTACATCAATAAACAATTAAGCGTTAATGCTTGATGTTAAAGTTCCAACAGTTTGGGTAACATAGTAACCACCAGTCAATACGTTATTACCATTATAGTAATTTACAGTAATGATTGATTGCACACCCTGAAGGGCTGCTTGTTGTGCTGCTGATGCAGACTCAACTTGTTGGATGTATCCTGTTCCTACAAGTAGAACAGGACAAGGGTTGGCCAGACCTGAGAACGATGTTCCATCTGGGGTTTGAAGTACATTTACACTTACAGCTACTGCCATGATTTTTAAAATTTAAGGGTTTATAAACTAAAGTAAAGATATTACAAAAAATAATATTTTTTTTTATTTGGTAATTTAGATTTAAATATTGAAATTTGATTAGCGCAATCATTGAACAGCAATAAAAACAAGAGAGAAACCTATTAAAGAAACACCCAGCGTCAGAAGCAATCCCTAAGTTGCTGTATGTTTGCGCATCTTTTGGCGTTGGGTTATTTTAATTATGGCAACAAAAATCGTAATGGCCTCCTATGTAACCGAAACTAACAATCGGTTAGAATATGCAATAGATACCCTTATTGGTTTAATAGAAACCGTTGATTTTGATAAACACGAATTGTTTATTAGCGATAATGGGAGCTGTCAAGCAATGCTTGACTATTACAAATGGTTTAAACCACATTTCAATAATTTATTTCCAAAAGAAAACCTAACTATTTCATTAAACGGTAAAAACTTAGGAACGGCGGAAGCAGTAAACTTAGGAATACGTGAAAGAAAGCCAAATCAATACGTAATCAAAATAGATTCTGATGTAACCATTGGTAAAATAGGTTGGGTAGATAATATGGAAGAATGTTTTGATAGATACCCTAATCTTGGCATCTTAGGATTAAAGAGAACAGAGCTAATACAGCATCCTGAACATGAAAACCCTGCATACCGAACACAATTAAAGTTCTTACCACACGAAAGGGGTGACAGCTGGGTAGTCATTGAAATCTGCAAAGACATAATCGGCACTTGCACCATGTTTAGTCCACAACTTTTAGATAAGGTGGGTTATATGTGGCAAATATCTACTTATGCGTGGGATGATGTTTTCATGTCGCTACGTTCAGAAAAAGCAGGCTTTGAAAATGCGTTCTTACCAACAATTCCTATTGTTCACCTAGATAACGGTGAGGGTGACTATGTTAAAGAAAAATGTAAAGAAGCAGAAAGAACAATAGCTTACTTCTCTGAAATATCAGAAGACTACAAGATTGGAGTAAGAGATATTTACTATAATCCATACGAAGGATGAGAAAAGCAATTTTGTATAGTGGTTTTTTACGCAGTTGGAATGCTTGTAAGCAAAATCAGCTTGATTGTATTGGAGAGGGTGATAAGTATTTCTATACGTATGAGTTACCCGATGCTGTGGACTATTTTCAAGCGATACAAATACCTGAAATATATTACGCCCCTATTGCAGAGCATCTTTATATGTCAAACAAAAACCCTTTTTCAAGTATTGATAGCCCATTAAATTCTTGGCATAATCAGTACGTGAACTTTTGTCTTGTCCCACAGGGGTATGATGTTTACATAAAGTCACGATGCGATATTCAACTAAGTGGCACAATAAACTTCAATGAGTTTGATATTAACGACACAAATATTTACATTTTAAGTGGTAACGACCATTACAACGGTGTAAACGACCAATTTGCATTTGGTAGCTACAAAATAATGAAAAAGTATTTTTCGGTTTATGTTAACCACAGGGCGGTGTTCGACACAGGCGAGATGTTTCACCCCGAAGGATATGTAACCAAAAACCTTCAAATGTTAGGAGTAAATATTATCCGATTAAACATTACCAACACAATACTAAGATGAGCATCAAATTAGTTATTTTTGATTTAGATGGTGTTTTAATTTCAACAAGAACGCTACACTATGAAGTTCTTAATCAAGCATTATTAGAGGAGGGCAAAGAATATGTTATATCATATCAAGACCACTTGTTAAAGTTCGATGGACTTAGCACCTCAAAAAAGTTAGATATGCTTGAAACCGAAAGGGGATTATCTAAAGAAGCAAAGGAAAGGGTTTGGGAAAGAAAGCAGAAATTGACTATCCCAAGTCTGGTATCGTCTATACAAGAAGATAAAAAAATCATACAAATTATTAATAAGTTAAAAGAAGACAGCATCAAGGTATATGTAGCATCCAACTCCATTGATAAATCGGTTATGGTATCGCTTAATCAATTGGGTATATTATTTTTAGTAGATGGTTATTTATCTAATGAAAGCGTTTCTTTTCCTAAACCACACCCAGAGATTTATTGGAATTGTATGACTTTGGTTGGTGTACTTCCTTCCGAAACACTAATCGTTGAGGATAGTTATATAGGTAGGTCAGCAGCAGTATCCTCTGGTGCTAACTTATGCCCTGTAAACAACAAAGACGAGGTAACAATGGAAAGAATAAACAACCATTTAAACAAAGAGCAGATGGACTTAAAATGGCATGATGAAAAAATGAACGTATTAATTCCCTGTGCAGGGCATGGTTCACGCTTTGCAGATGCAGGATATACGTTCCCTAAATTATTAATTGATGTCAACGGTAAGCCAATGATACAAGTGGTGGTAGAAAACTTAAATATTAATGCAAACTTTATTTTTATTGTTCGACAAGAGCATTACGATACGTATAACTTAAAATCATTACTAAATATTATCGCCCCCAACTGTAAGATTGTTACGGTAAATGAAGTAACCGAAGGTGCTTGTTGCACAACCCTCCTTGCAGAAAAATACATTGACAATGACAACCCATTGGTAATAGCAAATTCAGACCAATTTATGCAATGGAGGTCTGGTGAGTTCTATCATTCCTTGAATAGCGACAACATCGATGGCAGTATTGTATGTTTTGAAAACATTCACCCAAAGTGGTCTTACGTTAAAACAAATGAATACGGTAATGTAACGGAGGTAGCAGAAAAAAAAGTGATATCCAATCAAGCAACAACTGGGGTTTACTTTTATAAAAAGGGTTCTGACTACGTAAAGTATAGTAAGCAGATGATAGAGAAGAACATCAGAACAAACAATGAATTTTATGTATGCCCTGTTTTCAATGAGTTTATTGAGGATGGAAAAATTATAAAAACCTTTACGGTAGATAAGATGAATGGTCTTGGTACTCCTGAAGATTTAAACAACTATTTAAACAATAATAAATGAAAATAATAAGCCATAGAGGAAATCTAAACGGTAAAAATCCCGATAATGAAAATAGCCCTTCTTATGTTTGCAATGCTCTTAAATTAGGGTTTGATTGCGAAATAGATTTATGGTTAGTCAATGGAATATTATATTTAGGGCATGATACGGCACTCTATAAGATTGAGCCAGAGTTTTTATTAAAAAAAGGGTTATGGATTCATTGTAAAAACCTTGAAGCATCACACTATATAGTTAATAACAAAGAACTGAATGGATTTTGGCATCAGTCAGATGTTATGTCATTCACTACAGGTGGGTATATATGGACATTTGCCGACAACGACTTAACGGATAAGTCCATAGCGGTATTGCCTGAATTGGTAGGCAGGGAAAAATTTGGAATGGCTTATGGTATTTGTACAGATTATCCAATACGATACAATGAGGGTGTTGTAGATTTTGTAGAACACTTTTACGAGAAAATTACAGGGTGGTTCACGTTTCCAAGATTCTACAAAGATATGGTTGAAATGTTACCAAACGGAAGCACAGTAATTGAAGTAGGGGTTTATGAGGGCAAGAGTTTTTCTTACTTTATGGTTGAAATGTTACGTGCAAAAAAGAGTTTCAATGTAAGTGCAGTTGATAGCTTTACTTTTGGAGATGAACAAACTAAGGAGAATATTGAAGTTGTATTTAGAAGAAACTTAGCATCGGTTATTGACAAAGTAAATGTTATTAAGGGCGATAGTGGGTTAAGTGCAGAACAGTTCGAAGATGAAAGTATCGATTTCATGTTTTTAGATGCTGACCATGTTTATAGTCGTGTACACTCCGATATAATGGCGTGGTTGCCAAAAATTAAAGTTGGTGGCATAATATCAGGTCACGATTATTGCAAAGAACATGAAGGTGTTATTGAAGCCGTAGACGAAATCTTTGGGCTTGATATAGACAGAAGGTATTTGGATGAATTAGTTTGGGTTTATACAAAAAAAAATGAACGGTAAGAAAGCACGTAAGCTAAAGCAACTATCCGATAGGGAGTTTGAAACATCAGACGATAAGTCCAGAAGAATGGTTTATCAAGATTTGAAAACTATGTACAAAAAAGGTCACGTAAAGTTTGCAAAATGAAAACCGTTTACTATTTAAGCATGGTTGAGGATGATGCCGCTTCGTTTTACAGAACGAATGGTGTATTCCCTTTTCTAAAATCAAAAGACATTTTAGTAAAGAACATTTATAATTATCAAAAGACTTACGGATGGGAAAGTCTTATAGGTGCTGATATTTTTATTTTCCAAAGACCTTACCACGAACATCATGTTAATCTAATTATGATGGCAAAGGACATGGGCATTAAAGTAATATGCGAGTATGATGATGATTTACTGAATGTTCCATTCCACAACAACGCTGCTGTAACATTAAGCGAGCAAAGAGCCAATATAAAAAAGGCATTAAGTCTTGCAGATGAAGCGTGGGTCACAACTGACTGTATAAAGAAAGAATATAAATTCTTTAACAGAAACATTCATGTTATCCCAAATGCTCACAATGATTATCTATACCCAATAGAAAACAAAAAACCATTCAATAAAGATACAAAGATTGCAGCGTACAGAGGTGGTGCATCTCACGAAGCCGATATGTATCAAAACATAAATGATATTGTAGAAACAATAGACGAGTGCCAAAATTGGACATTCAGGTTTCAAGGCAGTCGTTTCAAGCATATTGAGGAACGTACAGGCAATAATCACGAATTTACCGACCCTGTAACTTTAATGCAGTTTTATAAACAGTACCACGAACTAAATGCAAACATTGCTTTCTTCCCATTGATTAATAATGTGTTTAACAATGGTAAGAGCAACATATCTTTTTTGGAAGCTACCTACGCTGGGTCAGCCTTTATGGGCAATAGAGATTTGTCTGAATTTAATCTACCCTTTATTATACCTATACAAAATGGGTTTAAAGAAGAGTTTAACAAAGCAAAAGATGACTTTTATAGATTAGAAATATTGAATAACGATGCTTGGGATTGGATTTTAGAAAACAGGTTGCTAAGTAAAGTAAACGAATTAAGAATAGAAAGAATATTAGCATGAAGCCAAACTTAAATTATGTATTAATACTACCAGAGCAGGTTATAGATAGTAAAATAATCATAACTCCTGATACGATTGCAAGACCTTTTGTGAAAGGTACTGTTGTTGCCACAGGTGATGGTTGCTATAACCAAAAGACAGGTGAATTTAGGGCTACTAGTGTTAATGTAGGTGATAAAGTTTCTTATGTTCCAAACATTGGCTACTTGGTAGATAATAATGGTGAAGCATGTGTATTGATTAGGGAAGAAGAAATATTTACAGCCAATGGTAAACCTATCAATGATTGGGTAGGTGTAGAGTTTGATGAAAAGCATAATAAGTCAATGATGATTGGCAATATTGAAATTGCAAGACCTGATACGTGGATTTATCAAGAGTTTGACGATAAGACTATGTACGAAAACAATAAGGACTTAAAGGCAACAAGCCCACAGATAGCAAAGATTATTAAACCAAATAAAAAGCATGGACTGCAAAAAGATGATTTAGTATTTGTCCATTACTTGCAGTATAGCACTTCATTAATTATTGATGGAATAAAGTACATACCATTCAACACTATATTTTTTAAGATAAATGGCAAGGATGATTTTGAGATGGCAGATGATACGTTCCTTGCAAGGCAGATAGTTATTGAAGCCCCTAAAACAGCATCGGGAATATATTTAAGTTCTACTAATGACAAGAAAGAGCCATTAAAGCTTATTATTACTCATGCTCCAAGAAACTTAAAAATAAAAGTAGGAAGCACAATAATAACTGAAGATAATTACCATTACGAAATTGATGTATATCAAGAAAAATATGTTAAGATAACTCCTGAATGGGTTATTGCATCACTTGATTAATATGGATAAAGAAAATAGAATTGATGAATTTGATATAATTCAAGAAATTTCTAATAAGTCAAAGCAAACGCAAGATATTGTAAGGGGAACAATACATGCCTATCACACTATCATAATGCGTGAGCTTCAGGCTAATAAAACTATTTGTTGTAGGAACTTTGTAACGTATAAAGCTGCTTATAGAAAGTCTGGACTTATCAATGCTAAAGGAGTTGCCATTGTTGGTAGTAACGCTTTAAAGGTTACTCCTTCAAGAGCTATGAGAAGAGCAATAAATTCAAAAGAGACTATTGATTATTCTTTAGACCTCTTTGAAACCGAAGAGAGCAAGGTAATAGCCAAGTTAAAAGAACAATTAAGAAAGCTAAAGATTTCAAATCATCATGCTTTAAACAAAGCCGATGTTGTAAAGAATAAATTTTCTGATAGGATTCAAAGGGTTTATAAAAGAAAGTCAGCGGTTCGTGTAAAAAAATATACCAAGACTATTGCCAATAGTAGAGTAAATCATAAGGCCAATGCTCTTTTAAATAATAAAATACTAAGGGAAAGAATAAACGAAAGCTATTTTTTAGATGCTATTACTGCTTACCCTGTCTTAACAAAGTTCTATAAAAGTCAGCAACTTACAATTAATGAGTTGAATATGTTTATCGTAATTAATCATTTTAAATACTTTACTCACAAGGATGCAGTATTGTTTGGGTTTAATAAAAATACAGCAGCTAATTGTTTAATTGTACTAACGGATGCAGGATTAATTGAAAAGTTTGAGGGTAGGATAAATACTTTTTGTGTAAGTTTAATTGGCAAAAAGAAGTTTACAGTATTTTCAAGAGAGATAAATAAAGATATGAGATTGCTCTTAAAGGAGTATGATAAAAAAACTGAAGGTCAAGAAAAATCATTACCTGTAAAATTCAAATTCTAAAATCATGGTAGGTAAAAAATTAGAAAATCTCCGTAGTGGCATAAAAGATGTTGATAACTATATAAAAAAGTTAGAGGACAAGGTTAATGCTATTAATGGCTCAAACACATTAAGGTTGATAACTTCTATTGATTCAATGGCAGGTAAGATAGCTACCGATATTGACATGATGGCAAATGGCCAGCAGGATGAAGATGGGAACGATGTAGAAATATCTCACAAGATTGTAGATACCTTTATAAAGTTAATTGACAAGTCTGATAAGATAAAATCATTCTCTGATGTTGTAGAAGCTTTAAGAAGCATTGAAGATGAGAAGGAAGCTGGAATTACAGGTGAAAGTATTTTTGAAAAGACTGAAAGAAGGATAAAGAGCAAGTTGAATGGCAAGACGAATTAAAATTATGCTTCAAGGCTTGGAGTACATTACTCCTGAAGTGCCTAAATATATTAGGGGCAGAGATTTAATGAGGCGTGACCAGGTATGGAATAGAGATACAACGTACCTACAATGGAATTGGAATACAGACCCAGAAGAAGGCTTTGTATGGCACGAGAAGCCATCAAAAGGTCAGATTGAATGGTATGAAGATGAAATAGAAAGGCTTCATACAGGAGATTGGATAATGATATGTGGTGAAGCTGTTTACTTTAACAAGTACGCTTATTTCTTTCACCAATGGTTCATGCTACAAGAGGGCATATACCCAATATTCAAAGATACCTCATTAGAGTATTTCAGGTTCTACCAACTGTGCGAAGAAGATGACTTTACGTTAGGTGACTGCGGAATTAAGGGTAGGCGTGTTGGTCTTTCCTCAATGAAGGCATCAATCAATCTACTCATAGGTTTACTTGAAGAAAACACTTTGCAAGGTATTGTATCTAAGACAGGTACGGATGCAAAGGAAATGTACTTAATGGTAAAGAATGGATTAGAAAACTTGCCAGAGTGCTTAATGCCCGACTTAGCAAAAGTAGCTGAAACAGAACTTCATATAGCCAAGCCAAGAAGCAGAATATCAACCAATAATAAAACTGTTTCAAGCAATAAAGGTAAGAACAATCGTATCAACTGGTTATCAACAGCAGAGAACGCTTATGATGGTCGTAGAGCAAGAAACATTACCATAGATGAAGCGGCCAAATGGGAAGAGGCAAACGTAGAGATATGTTTAGCCAAGATAAGTGAAACTCTTGTTATCGGTGCGTCTGTTATTGGTCACGTATCTGTATTTAGCTCTGTCAATAGGGGCGATAAAGGAGGTAACAACTTTAAGAACATTTGGATAGGCTCTAATCATTTAGGCAAGTTAGATACGGTTGGTCAAACAGAAACACGACTTAAAAGATTTTTCCTTGAAGGCTATCGTGGGTATTTTGGGTATATTGATAAGTACGGAAATTCCGTAATAGAAAATCCAACTCCCGAACAAACTTCGTATTTAGCTAAACTTACAGACCCCACAACAGGAAAGAAAGCTTGCCCTAATCCAAAGATAGGAGCAAAGCAATACATTCAAGAGCGAAGGTCTTTGTTATCAAACAACCCAGATAAGTTATCGGAGTGGGTTCGTATGTACCCCTTTGAATGGCAAGAGGTATTTAAGGATTCAAACAATGCGTGTCACTTTAACCTGAATGAGCTTAATGACCAAATTTTGACTATTGAGATGGAGCTTGAAGGTAAAAGCAAATCTGAAAATGGCCGTATTGGAATATTTAAAAAAGCAGACAACGGAGAGATTTACTTCGTAGATAATGCTAAAGGTATGTGGCATATCTTGGAGTTCCCTGAACAGCATAACAAATCTGTTTACAATGGAAGTGTTAAATGCCCAAACAATACAAATTACGGTGCATCGGGTCTTGATACGTTTGCTAATGCTAAACAAACGGTAGAGAAAGGTTCTGATGCTTGTTGCATAATCCACAAGAGGTATGATGCGTTAAGTCCTGAAACATCAAACATGCCTGTTGCTATGTTCTTAGGCAGACCGAAGACAAAAGATGAATTTCATAACCAAATATTTTACGGACTTGAATACTTTGGAATTAAGATGCTTGCAGAAAGAAGCCCTACCGATTGGGAGGATTATGCTATCATGAAAAGATATGCTTCACCACTTGAATCACATAAGAAGCATGGTTATTTAATAACAACAAAGCGGTCAAACAATTCAGAGGTGTATGGTATCGCCCCACAAGATAAAGAAGCGAGGGAACAGCACTTAACGGAGATGGTAGAGTATTCATTGAATAATATGCACAAGATTAAGTTTCTAAGATTACTGAAAGATATGGTTAATTTTAATATTAATTCACGTACAGATTATGACGCTTGTATGGCATGGGGTTATTCCCTAATGGGGTTAAAGGAGCATGCTTTACCTGTTAAAAAGTTGGATAATAGCAAATTAAAAATATTTCACGTTTTTAAAAAACCAATAGCACAAAAATACAATTAAAACTTATTTTATCTTTGATAAACGATTTTTATTAATTCACTATGCCTATATACGAGTCATCACTACCAAATACACTAGATTCAGACAAGCAAAAAGATTCCGAAGCCTTTGGTTATTCAGTTTTAAAAGCTTGTTATGAAAGATGGAAATCAGGATATGGTTCAGAATCTTGGGTAGTAAGAAAACAAAGATTTGATTACAATCGGTCTTTCTCTGTTGGTAAACAACCGATGTCTGAATATAAAGATATTATTGATGCCGATGGACAATTATCTGTAATAAATTTGCAATATACTCCAAGTCCTATTGCTATTCCTTTCCTTAATCGTTTAAAGGATAGGTATTTGCAGCGAGTAGAAAAAATAAGTTGTGTTTCTATTGACCCATTCACCCAATCAAAAAAAGAAAAAGCAAAGAATGAAGCCTTATTTAAAATGAAGAATAAGGATGAAATCATGGCTTTGCAAAAAGACGCTGGATTTGAGTTAGAAGATTTTAAAGATACAGACCCTGAAGATGAACAAGAATTAGATGTTGAGTTTGGCTTTAACTACAAAGAACGTGAAGAGGTAGTAATGGAGAACTTGATTAATCTTGTTTTTTATGACAACAAATGGAGCAAGGTAATTAAGGATAGGATTTTTGACGATTTAATTAATTGCGGGTATGCCGTTAGTAAAACATATATAGACCCCAATGGAAGAGTAAAAATAAAGTGGGTTAAGCCAGACAATTTTATTACATCATATTCCGAGTGGAATGATATGAGGGATTGGGAATGGCAAGGTGAAGTTGATTACATGACTATCACCGATATACGATTAAAATATCCGGGCAAGTTTTCAGAAAACGAATTGTTTGATTTAGCTCGTGACCATTCAGGCATGTATAATAACGCACTATGGACTTATAATTGGTCTTATGTGTGGTTAAATGCTGTTGCAAGGCCATACGATTCTTATCGTGTTCAAGTATGTAACTTGACTTACAAAACGCTTTATAATCTTAACTATGAAAAAAACATAGACAGGTTTGGCAAAGAGATATTAGACCCTGCAAAAGAAATAAAAGAAGGTAAGACTTATGAAAAATCAAAACCGTATTACGTTAGTTATACAGGTGCTTACATCATAAATACCGATAAGATTCTTGAATGGGGATTGAGTAAAAACATGATTAAGCCAGAGAAGAATCTTACAGAGATACTTTCTCCATATACGGTTTATATGTACAATAACAATCAGATGGTCAATACACCATTGATGGAAACAATGATACCAAGCATTAAGATGATGCAGTTGTTGAATCTTAAAACCCAAAACATTATTGCTACGATTGCCCCTGATGGTTCTAACATAGATTTTGCAGGATTATCTGATATTGACTTAGGTTCGGGTATAGGAATTGTTTCTCCGTTACAGTTATACGGTATTTACCTACAAACAGGTAATATGTATTACAAGAGTATCGGTGACGATGGCGAAGAAAGAAGACAACCACCTATTACTCCTAACAATGTAAACTTCTCAAATAAACTTCAGCAGATTGAAGGTCAATGGCAAGCAGAATATCAAAAGCTTGTGACTATCATTGGTTCTAACGCATTAGATTCAGGTCAGATAAACAATCAAGCAGTAGGTAAGCAAGTATTCCAAGATGCACGTAAGCAGGGAGAAAGTGCATCGAATTATATTTACAATGCGTACTTAAACATCATGGAGCCGACTGCACAAAAAGTTCAACAGTTGGGTTGGGATATTCTTGTTTATAAGAAAGGTGGCTATGAAGGATATATGGCTGCGTTGGGTAATGACAAGGTAGAATATATACGTTTAGAATCTACCGAAGATTTTGAGAGGGCGCAGTTTGATGTAAAGATTGAAGCTGTACTTGACGATACTGCACAAGCTATATTGCAAGAAAGGATAAATATTGCTTTAAGCAACAAAGAAATTTCTCTTCAAGATGCTTTACAAGTAGAGGAGTTATCTCAAACAAATATTAAATACGCTTCTTATTTATTAGCTGCAAGACAAAAGAAACGTGAGAAGCAAAGAATTAAAGAAGCTCAATTAAACTCACAATCAAACACCGAAGCAGCTATTGCCGCAGCGGAAGCTAAGTCAAATGGCGAGATGCAGGTTATTCAATTAAAGAATGATTTGGAAGCTAAAAGAGAGAATGATAGGTTGGAGTCAATGAAGATTGAGGAGATAACCAAGTATTCAAGCATATTGAAGATAGAGCTTATGAAAGCATTGTTTGCACAAGGTAAGACTGTCGAACAAATGCCTTCAATGATATTTGATGGTATAGGCCTTGTAGATAAGACCAACAAACAGATGTTAATGGAAGAGCTTGCTGAAAACGAAAGAGAAGCACAGCAGATGGCACAACAAATGGCTGCTGAAGAACAACAAGCCATGATGCAACAGCAACAAGGCATGGAGCAAGAGCAAATGGGAATGCAACAAGAACAGATGGGTCAAGAACAAATGGGTGAAGAAGAAGTGATGCAAGGCGAAGAAGAGCAAATGATGTAAGTTAAAAAAACATTGAAAAACTACGTTAGTTTTGTATAAGAGAATTTAAAGACAAATCAAAATGAGTGAAAAAGTAAATGTAGCAAAAACATGGGAAGACGCTGTTCTTGATAATTTTGAAGAACAGGTTGTAGATACTACCCAAGAAGGAAAAGAAATTGTTACCGCAGGTAATGAATTAGAAACTCCTGTTGCTGATTATTCGGTTGAAATAGTTTTACCTGAAGGTGCAACCATTATCGAAGAAGAATCCAATAAAGAAATCGTAGAAGAGCAACCACAAGTATTAGAAAGGGTTATTGAGAAATACCCTGAAATGAATGAGGATGCCAAAAAGCTATTTGCTGCTTTCCAGTCAGGAAATGAAGAAGAAGTTTTTAACTACCTATCAGAAAAGAGAAAAGACTATTCCTCTATGTCTGATTTTGATGTAGTAAAAGAAAGCTTAATTCGTTCAAATCCTACATGGACTGAAAGAGACGTAGCTATTGAAATTAAGTCAAAGTACGGAAGCCTATCAGGTAAAAAAGATTTGTCAAGCATTGATGAAGATATTTACCCTGAAGAATACCAAAGTGCTATTGACTATAATGAGCTTATTGATGAACGTGAAACAATCCTTGCAAGGGATGCAAGGGAAGCAAGACGCACTTTAGATGAACAAAAGAAAAACATAGAATTTCCCAAATTTACCCAAGAAGCAGAAAATCAACCTACCGAAGAAGAAATTGCAGAAGCAAATAAACAATGGGAGGAAATGGTTACAAGTGAAGTTCCAAAAATTTCAAACTTTAAGTATAAATTAAATGGCGAGGATGTCGTTTATAAAATTACTGAAGAAGAAAAAGTGAACCTAACAACAACCATGAAGAATTTCAATGCTTCCGACTACCTATCAAAACGTGGTTGGTTTGACCAAGAAGGAAAGCCAAATATTCTAAAAATTAGCGAGGATGTCTATAAATTAGAAAATGAAGGCAAAATGATTGGCTCTGTGGCAACGCAAATTAAAACCGCTACGAGAAAAGAAGTTATTTCAAGAGATATAAAGAACATTGATATGGATGATAAATCATCATCTGATTTTAAAGTTTCTAAACCATTTTGGCAAGTAGCTATGGAAGCTGGGGAATAGTTAACAAAAATTATAGAATTTAAAAGCCAAGAAAATGTCAGCTTTACCATCAAGTTTTACCACCCCCTCTGTAACCAGAGCAGGCACGCTCATAAGTGAGCTTAACATCATTGTACCTCGTGCATACAATCAATTTATCGACAAGTGGAAGTTCGTTCCAATCGTAATGATGAACGAATTAGCAGGTAATGAAATGCCTACTGATAACAAATTGTTCTACCACTATGAGCAAGCAGGTCGTGCTATGGGCTTTGTACAGTCAGCAACAGCTGTTTCTGTATCAGCAGGCGCACCAGCAACTATTACTGTTGCAGCAGGAGCTTATTCAGCTTCAGGTACTCGTTCTTTACCAAACGAAGGACAGATTTACTACAATGCTCGTACAGGAATTGAATCTCGTGTAAGTGCAGTTCCTAACAAGGCTACTCCTTATGCTCACACATTTGTATTAACACCAGTAATTGCTACTGAAAATGCTTCAACTCTTGCAGGTGATGTATTACAGAACAGAGGTTACAAGTACTTAGGTGAGGCATCTGATTACACAGGTACTGAAGTTCGTAACATCGACAAGTACACTAACTTTTGTACTCAAATCCGTAAGGATAGCAAGTTCACCGATTTGTCAATGGCAGAAAGAATTGACTTTGAAATTGATGGACAGCGTTTCTACAAGTACAAGCAGTTGAAGGATGACAACTATGAGATGATGCTTCAAAAAGAAGTTGCTCTTATGGATTCAAACCTTACTGATAACTTGGGTTACAACGAATCAGGTACAGCAGGAGTTATCCAACAAGTACAGGCTAACGGAACTACTCAATACTATTCTACTATGGGCGCACAGACTACTTTTGCTCAAATTGAGCGTCAGATTGATAGTCAAGGTGGACCAGGTGAGTACGATTGGTTGTCAGATACTAATCAGAGTATCGAAATCCAAAACGCTTTGGGTAACGACTTCAACAACGGTGCTATTTTGTACGCACAAACAGGAAGCATGGACAACTTAGACCTTGCGAGAGGATTTAAGTCATTCACTCCGTACCAACGTAAGTACAACTTCACTCGTTACTTACCATTCTCACAAGCAGCTTTCTATGGCAACAATGTTGCAGGAACTACTCGTGATAACTTCGGTTTGTTAATTCCAAAAGGAACAGGTCAAGATGCAAGAACTAAGAACATTGTTCCTAACTTCTGTATTCGTTACCAAAACATTCCCGGATTCGGAAAAGTTGTTATCGGAGAAACAGGCGGTCTTTCACCTAACGGTAAGACTACCAAGTTGGAATTAGATGTATTTCAGCAAGCGTATTACGGAGTAATGGTATTCGCAGCAAATCAATATTTGATTCTTAAAAAATCCTAATAAAATAGGTAGAAGGGTGGGGAAATTCCTCACCCTTTTTTTTAAATAAAAACAAAAGAGAAAAATGGAAGCTTTAATTGAAAAGAAAAAAGGAAACCCAAATTTTGGGAAAAAAAGTGTTCAAGTCGTAGATGATTTAGATAAAATCTTTGATTTTGAGCTTATTAAAACTTACGAGATTTATAAGCCAGAGGTTGTTATCATTACAGGAAGAAATAGCGAAAAGAGTGTAGGTAAGAGTGATACTCTTTATCCTCCAACATTTGCTATACCTAATAGTGGTCTTGCTTGGGATGAAGTAGAAAATCGTCAAAGAGCTTGGAGATTTATCAATACTGAAGAATCAATTTGGATTGATGAGCAGCGTGATTTAACAAAAGAAGAAGAAGCATCGTTACTTTCAAATACAGACAACCAACTTGAATTTAAAAAAGGAAAGTTAATGGTTAGAGGTATTGAGAAATCTAAGCTTGCTGCTTTAATGATACAGGATATGTACGAGGGCAAGAAGAAACAATTAAAGCAAATTCCTCCTGTATATCGTTTACTTAATCCTGAAGCTATATTAAAGAATACACAAGATATTTTAGATTTAGTTTGGGAAGCAGAAAGTGCTGCAAGAAGCTGTTCTGTAAAAGAGATGAATGAGTTTGCAAGTGTTTTAGGAATTAGCTTAGAACAAAGCGAAGCAGGAACACGCAAGGATTTTATTCTTTCTGCTAAATCAAACCCTGCTTATTTTGTTAAGCACTTTGTAAATCCAAAGAACAAATATCAATATGCTTTTTCAGAAGCAGTTAAGAATGACCTTATCACTGTAAATAGAGATACTGCAAAACTTGTTTGGTCTGAAAGTAGAGCAGAAATTACAAGCATTGCTCCAAATGCAGATGTTGCACAACAACTTGCAGAAAGGGCAGTAAACAAAGAATCGGACATCCTTGCTTTATTTGAGCAATTATCAAATCTTTAATTTACAAAAGGAGGATTCTGTCCAAATTCTCTCTTTGTTTTACCCCATGCTGAAAGGTGTGGGGTTTTTTGATTTGAAAAACTATTATATTTTTTGTATTACATTTGTTTAAGTAAGAAATTTCAATGGCAAATATCAACGACATATTTCAGTTAGTACAATATCGTGCCAATAAAAATGGTTTTTTGGGAAATATTTCTCCCAATGATTTTAATTTAATTTTTCCTCGTGCAGAAATTAAGTATTACAATTCTCTTTACGCACAATATTATAAAACACAGCGTATATCTGATGCTTTAAGTAGATTTTTTAGTCCCTTAACTGCTATTAACATGCCTACAAGTGGTGGTACTGCTGGTCAATACACATTCCCATCGGATTTATTTCACGTAGATGCTTTAACTCATACTGTTGGTACGGAGCAATACCTTGTTGCTAGGATAGAGAAAGATAGGTTAGCAAATCATTTATCATCAAAGATAGAAGCACCAACTACTACATTTGCTATTTATACAGAATACAAAACGTATTTACAATTTTACCCAGTAACTTTAGCTACGGCAAATTTGATTTACCTTAAAGCACCTACAACAAGTGTTTGGGGGTATACGCTGAATGGGGTTACTGCTTTTAGTACTTTAGTTGGAGGTAGTTCATATACAAACGGAACTTACACAAATGTTGTAATAACAGGTGGTACAGGTAGTGGTGCAAGAGCAACGATTGTTGTTTCAAGTGCGCAGGTTACTTCTGTTACTATAACTACGGCAGGTAATGGATATGTAATCGGTAATGTTCTGTCTGCTAACGCTGCTAACATTGGAGGTACAGGTTCAGGCTTTGCTTTTACAGTAACACAAGTATCAGGCAGTAGGCCTGTTTACAATCCATTAACTTCTGTTCAGCCCGAGTGGAACGAAACAGACTTGGATAATATTATTTATCTCGCATTACAAGACATAGCGATGAATATGAGAGATGGCATGTTGCAACAATTTTCACAAGTAGAAACACAACAAGCGAAATGACCTATCAACAAATAAGCGAACAAATTAGGACTATGCTATATGATGGAATACCATCAGATGACGCATCTTTCAGTTTAAGATATATTGCAGAGCTTGTAGCACAAGAAGTTGCTGTTCAAGCACGTAAGAATGCTTTTGAAAATAGCAGC